TTCACCTAACGGTAATCCATTAGCAAATGCAACAGCTGTTGCATTCACGACTGAAAGAGCAGGAGTAAGATCGATTGAAAAAATATTGATGACAAATGCTGGATTTGGATATTTAACTCCACCCACTATTTCATTTTCTGGTGGAGGTGGCATAGGTGCAGCAGCGACTTGTTCTGTTGATACATCTGGTGCTCAAGGTGTTGTAAGATTTATAATAAATGATGCAGGTATTGGATTTGGAACAGTCCCTGTGGTAACAGTATCAGTTCCTGCTGGTGGAACAGCAGCGGATAAAGCAGTTGGTATCGCATCTATAGGTGTTGATAATTCATCTGGATTTAATGAGGTTAAATCTATCTTTATTCAGAATGCAGGAAAAGGATTTACTCTTTCACCCACAGTTACAATCGCTGAACCAGAGACATCTAGTGGTATTGGTACTTTTGAATTTAATGAAGTTGTACAAGGTATGCGTTCAGGAACTCAGGCAAGAGTAAAAAATTGGGATTCAGATACTGGTGTATTATCAATTTCTAATGTTTCAATCGGAGGAACAATCACAGGATTCTTTGCAGGTGAAGATGTAAAAGGACTTTCTTCTGGTGCTTTATTCAGTGTGTCCACATTTAATGAGGATAATACCACCGATAAATATAATGAAGGTGATATATTTGAGACAGAAGCAGATTCTATTTTAGATTTCACAGAATCAAATCCATTTGGTAATTTCTAATGTTAGGTAATTATTTTTATCACGAAATCATCAGAAAAACAGTTATCGCATTTGGTACACTGTTTAATGATATTCATGTGAGACATCAAGATCAGGCAGGTAATGATATTTCAGATATCAAAGTTCCTGTTGCATATGGTCCTAAACAAAAATTTTTAGCAAGAGTTACACAACAGGCAGAATTAAATAAAGCGACTCAAATTACATTACCAAGAATGTCTTTTGAGATTTCAAATATTTCTTATGATGCTACTCGTAAGGCAGGTATAACTCAAACATTTAAGGCAGCGGATAGTACTGACGGTGGTAAAATGAAAAAGGTTTTTATGCCTGTTCCTTACAATTTAGGATTTGAATTAAATATCTTAGTTAAATTGCAAGACGATGGTTTACAAATTTTAGAACAGATATTACCATTTTTTCAACCAGGTTTTACATTATCAATTGATTTAGTTAAATCAATAGGTGAAAAAAGAGATATACCTATGATATTAAACTCAATTAGTCAGCAAGATGACTATGAGGGAGATTTCTCAACTCGAAGAGCACTTATATACACATTATCATTTACAGCAAAGACCTTTATGTTTGGTCATATTGCAAAAACACCAGAAGGACTTATACGCAAAGTTCAGGTCGATTACTATTCGGATACAAATACAAGAACAGCGAAGAGAGAACAAAGATATACGGTAGTTCCTAAACCTAAAAAGGATTATAACGAAGATAATGTTATAGATACTGATGATACACCATTTATTGAACCAGGTGATGATTTTGGATTTACTGAAACTAGCACTTTCTTTGGTGATGGAAAAGAGTATAACCCTGCTCGAAATCAGGACTTATAATTATGAAAGACTCATACGATTCACTTAATGATACTTTTAACACAGATCCTATAGAAGTAGATGCAATTACAAAAGAAGATAATCGGAAAGATAACTTACAGAAACTTACTGATGATGTAAGTAAAGACTATGATTATACAAGAGGTAATTTATATTCACTTATAGAAAAGGGACAAGAAGCAATTAATGGAATTATGGAACTTGCTGGAGAAAGTGCGAGTCCAAGAGCGTATGAAGTTGCAGGTCAATTAATTAAAAGTGTTGCAGACACAACTGATAAGTTGGCAGATTTGCATAAAAAGATAAAAGAGATAGATGAGGATAAACCAAAAACACAAAATAATGTCACAAACAACGCATTATTTGTAGGTTCAACAAGTGAACTATCAAAGATGTTAAAAGAAGGAATGCTAAATAATAATAGCTCTGAATAGTCTGTAGATGGGAAAGACTTCCTGTAAAAAGGGACAATACTATTGTAACACTGATAAAAAGTGTAAACCAATTCCTGATGGATATGAAGTTCGTAAGGACGGATTTCTTGTCAAAGAAGGATGGTCAGATAAGTATAAAAAGTCTATAGATTGTGATAACCCAAAAGGTTTCAGTCAGAAGGCACACTGTGCAGGTAAAAAGAAAAAGATGAATGAAGCGAAAGACAAGCAACTAACTAAGATTGTAAAACAACTTAGAAAATCAGTTAAAAGTCATGCCAAACAAGCGGATTACATCGAAAAAATAAACGAAGGATCAAATCCTCGTATTCCTCGTAAAAAAGGACAACCTGCAAAATCTAAAAAACATTCTGATTTATATACTGATGAAGATCCTAAAGGAACTATTCATGGACTTGGTTTTAAGAATGTCGCAACAGCGAAAGCAAGTGTGGCAAAAATTAGGAAATCAAGTCGATCACACGCTCATAAAATTCAAGCAGCAATTGCTATGGAGCAAAGAGCGAGAGTGATGGGTAAAACTGCTGAAGCAGCTGTTTATAGAAAATTTATCAATTCGATGAAAAAGAAAACAAAAGCGATGAATGAAGAAAAGAAAGGTGATCACGAATATGAAATGATTCGTCGTCAAACTGATAATATTATTGTCGCAGCGAAAAAAATCAAAAAAGAAGTTGGTAAAGGTGAAGGAGATGTGAAAGCATGGGTTCAGTCTAAAATTACAAAAGCAGCAGATTATATTGATACTGCAGCAGATTATATGACTGATAAAGAAGAAGTGAAAGAGGGTTCACTTCATAAATGGTTCAAGGGTTCTAAATCTAAGGACGGTAAAGGTGGATGGGTCAACGTGGTTACAGGTGGAACTTGTGCCAGTGATGAACCAGGTGAAGGAACACCTAAATGTGTTTCTTCTGCGAAGAGAGCAAGTATGACAAAGAAAGAAAGATTATCTGCAGCGAGAAGAAAGAAAAGGGCAGATCCAAATCAACAGAAGAAAACTGGTGCAGCAAAACCAACATATGTTTCAACTGACAAACCTAAAAAGAAAAAGAAAATGAAAGAAGAATTTGTATCACTACCACTTCAACTTGAAGTTCCACAAAATGATGGAGAGTTTAAGTTAGGTCTAATGTTCCGTGAAAGTTTAGAAAAAAATCGTGGAATGCTCTTTATATTTGAGACTACTGATCGTCATTCTTTCCATATGAAGAATACTTTTATACCTCTTGATATTGCATTTATAAACGAAGAAGGTGTAATTGAAAGTATTAAAGAATTAAATCCTATGAGTTCAATTCCTGTATATCCTGATGGTAAAATAAGATATGCAGTTGAAGTGAATCGTGGTTGGTTTGCAGAGAATGGTGTTGTAGTGGGAGATACTATTTTAGAAGAAGGATGTGAAATATGTGGGGAAAGTTGTGACGGTTGTGAGTGTGAGTGTCACGATACAATTACAGAGGTGAAAGATAGAAAAGGTAAGGGTAGTGGTACAAAAGATGCTTGCTATCATAAAGTTAAGTCAAGATATTCAGTCTGGCCAAGTGCATATGCATCAGGTGCATTAGTTAAGTGTCGTAAAGTAGGTGCTGCAAATTGGGGTAACAGTCGTAAAGAAGAATATGTTCCCGAAGGAGCACCAGATCCAAAAACAGTAAAAGTTCCGTTTCTAGGAGTTTCGGGTCAAGGTAAATCAGGTCATACTAGAGATGATAAACAAAAAGCATATACTACACCAGCAGGAAAACCGAAGAATATAAAAAGTCACTACAATTGGAGAGATGAGATGGTCGAGCATCATAAGAAAGATGCTGAAGGAAATATTATGCCTCATTATGACGGTACTGATTATGATAAGGGGTTTACGGATAAACAATTAGGGATAAGAAATGCAGAGGATGATATCGCTCTTAAAACTAAAACAGAACATTATGATTGGAGAGAAACATTAGATGAAAAGTGTTGGAAAGGTTATGAAAAGAAAGGAATGAAGACAATGTTTGGTAAGAGGTATCCAAACTGCGTAAAAAAGTCTAAAGGTAAAACTCGAAAGGAGGAAATCGATTACGATGAGGTAATCGAGGGTGCAGCCGAAGTTTTACGTCAAACAGCAACTGGTGGTAAACAGAAAGAATCACCAAACTATGATTATGCTGCTCTAAGAAGATTTTAT